CAATCGTGGTCCATGTAGTTCTTTACTATTTCAATAAACTTTTGCCTTCTATCGGGTGCAACCTTCTCAATTATATTGAACTCATCACCTACATTCATTGAAATAAGCAATCCCCACACCTTATCGTTATAATCCAAACTTTGCGACATAGTTATCAATTTGCGTTTTTAAATTCTCATTCTGTTTCATCAAACTTAAATTAAGCCGTTCTAAGCGCTTATTTTTATCGAGTAATGTAATCACTTCACTTGGCTTCATATCGTTTATTAGATACTCTCTTTTTGCCTTAGAATGAATTTTCTCAATGTAATCTTTATACGATTGAATTCTTAAAGCCATATTTTCCCAGTTATTCTTTTTCGCCCCAGCTGACTTTTTCGCCATCATTTCGCAAAGTGCCAAGTCGAATGATAAATCAATCATGATCTCCTCTTTAAATAAATCGTTTAGGCTATCCGTTTCTCTCTCCTCTGCTATCTTAGAACGGGAAAGGGTCTGCATCCGCTTGAACGCTCTCAGTTTCAAATCCTTCATTTTTTGCATGGTTTAAAGTTGTTAGTGTTTGTTGTACCGGTGTTGTTTCAAGTACGTTATTACCTCCAATAGTGAATTTACAATAGTCTTGCATTGTAAACAATAACGGTGCTTCTCTCGGTGTAACACTACCTCCTGTTAATGTTTCTTTAACCTTTCTTACGTGTACTTCCGTTACATTGAATGCTGTTGCGTGTTGTGTCATACGGTGAATACTTATGAAGTCATCGGCTCTATTGGCGAACTTTTGCCCTCCTTCGGTGTCGGCTTTTTCGGGAGGCATCAAATGCCCTTCGTTTACGTGGTCTTTTGGGAACTTCTTACGCGCTGCCTCAGTTACCAGGTGCGTATTAACGTAAAGACTTTTATGTGTTTGCTTGCAGAAGATACGCATCAAAGCGCATATCTCGTAGTCTTCTTCGTGCTTGTTGTTACCCAGTCCCATGCCTTTAAGTGAATTGTACGGGTCAATAAGTAAGCCGTTTGACTTCGTGCCGCTGCTCACTTCCAATATTTGCTTTGCATCAAATAACCTATCGTTCCGAATGAAATTAAACATTTCGCTCATTTCATCATACGTTCTATGCAACTGCATTTCAGGTATCTTAAAAATATTGATGCCCGTTAAAAACTGCGCTATCTTAACTTTCAATGAACCTATTGAATTTTCGGCTGAAAATATATCCCACTTCAAATTATACTTTTTGCTTAAGACACAAAAATACCACAATATCCAGTCGGTCTTACCCACGTTATCGTGCCCGTTAATGAATACAAGTTGCTCAGGCTTGTAAGCTAAATGCTGGTCAGCTACTTTGTCGCCAATACCAAGCCCTCTTTTTATCGCACCGCTTCGCAAACCTTCTACGAATGCGCGTCCCTCTGATGGCTCAAAGATGTTTTCTGCTGCTATTAATTTACTCATAGTTCTTCGTGTTTACCAAAGTTAGCCCAAGGCGCTGGGTTATTGCTTAACTGTACTTCGGCCTTTTTAGGTGGGTTTGTTTTTAGCCAGTTAGCAAAATGCTTTTTAACTTCTTCTGCATCCTCTCTCGGTTTTTCGATTAAATTCTGTATTGCAAAAAAATCTTTTAATGAAAGTGCTATTAATTCCCTATTGGTTTGATGCTTCATAATTAACGGGTCAATCCATTGCTTGGAACTTAATAAATAATTCCAAAGTTGTTTTGACTTTTCTCTTTTGTCTTCTACATTACTATTACTATTATTATTTAAATCTTTATTTATATTTATATATAGCTTAAGCATTTGCTTAAGCACTTGCTTTAAACTATCTTCATTTTTAGTATCTAATTTTTCAAAATCAATTTCATTTTTTAAATACTCTATAAATTTATAATCATCACCATGAACGCGCTTTACAAACTTTATGAAGTATCCTATTTTTCCAGCAAGTCCCCTTTTTTCTGTGAACTTTTCTCTTGCTTGTATTACTTCTGCTGCAAAATGCTGTTTTAATCTTCCTTCATCATCTTGCTTAAATTTATGCTTAAGCACTTGCTCAAACATTTGCTTAAATCTTTCAAATTCAGAAAACTTAACATTTGCTAAAACAGCTAATGCTTCAACATCGTTTGGCAAACTTTTTTTATCGTATTGATGAAGTATTAAATTAAGATACCAGCCTCTTAAGTCTGCATCCATTTCTGCTGTCGCTACTAACCACTTATCTATATAAAAAAGTGCTGCTGGGTCTTTTCCATTAGACATTTTGCCCTCCTTCCTGAATCTTGTTTATTTCAGTTCTCAATTTCTTAGCTAATCTTATAGCTGTTGATTTGTCTAAGGAAATAAATAGATTTCTATCTCCTTCTGTAATTGATAAAACGACATCATCCGATTCTCTAACACATTGGATAAATGATGAATCTTCTTTGTAAGACGAAGTTCCTTTTCCGTAAAAAAATATTTTTACCATAATAATAACAGGTTTTACTAAACCTATAAAAATAAGTAGCCGCTTCGGGTACTTGCGCGGAGGTAGACTAATACCTATAACAAGTAACCCGATTAAGCTGTTTTTAAATATCTTAGTTGATTTAGTCTTTTCCGCTAAGAGATGCACAAATATAAACAATTAATCCTTTCGCGTTTCGTTTTTATCAATCTTTTTGAGTAGTTCTTTTTCGATGTCGATTGAGAAGTGATGCGCATAATTTAAGCACGTCAAAATAACGTCTGCTAATTCTTCGCCTAAATTGTTTTCTTTGCCTTTACGTTTAAGTAATGATTCATAAATAGCCTCTTCAACTTCTTCTTCAATTTTACGAATGAATTGTAAGTCTGTTGTTTCAGGTGTTATGTAACCACGCTTCACAATAGAAGCGTAGTTACGTTTGATTAGTTCTTGCATATTAGAATAGTGTTGATTGTGATTTTTCCAATACAGCACTCTGCACATTCTTTTTAGCTTGGTTGTAGTAGCTTTCTTTTAATTCAAAACCGATAGCTTTTCTATTCATTTTAACTGCTTGAAAAACCTCTGAACCAATACCCATAAATGGAGTAAGTACCGTATCACCTTCATTAGAATATAGTAAGATCAATCTTTCAATAGTATCTAATTGCAAAGGACAAATATGCTTTTCGTCATTTTCTTCTCTGCCATTTCTATAACCTTGCAATGTATTTCCGTAATCAATATCCATCCAAACTGGAGAAGCTATTTTTTGCCACAAATCAACTGGTATATTTGTGTTTGTTACTGGATTGGTTCTTTCTCCATCTTTTCTAAATACCATTACATAGTCAGGTATTCCAACGCGGCTCATAGTACTATCTTTTTTTACTTGCTTATGAAGTAAACCAAGCGCCTTAGTTCTTTGCATTTCAACAACAGGGTCTTTCCAAATCGTTATACGTGAATGATAAATAAATCCAGCTTCACTAAATGCTTTTAAAAGTAAGCCGCTAAAGTCGCGAAGTCCTATAAATCCTTCCTTTCCTTTTTGTATAGGTAAGTCCATGCAATGAACAGCTACATTTCTACCGCTTTGCAAAACTCTGTAAAGTTCCTTTATTAAGAATCCAAACTGAATCAAAAATTCATTGTAATCTTTGCTATTACCCATATCTTCTAAGTGGCTTGAGTAGGTGTAAAGTTCAGCGAATGGTGGAGAGAATACACTTAACCCTACCGATTCGGTAGGCACATCTTTAATTAACTGGATGCAATCACCGCGTTTAATGTGATAGAATTCATTTGTTTCTTCTGTTGTGTCAACATTACCGACATTCATCAGTTCATTGTTTAGGTTAGCGTTAATCGCTTTGCTCATTTCGTCTTGCATAAGTTCAAATTGTTTTTGTTTGTTATCTATTGATTGTTTTACGTTTGCCATCGTATCGGTAGTAATTAAATGAATGTTCACTTCATTCTTTTGCCCGAACCTATAAGAACGTCTTATTGCTTGGTATAATCCCTCAAAGCTAAAATCTAAAGAAGCAAATATTTGATTTCGGCAATTTTGATAGTTCATACCAAATGACGCTATTTTTGTTTTGGTTATAAGCACTCTGAATTCATTATTTGCAAAACCTAAAAGCATTTTTTCTTTGTAATCTGAACTATCTGAACCTTTAACCTCAACAGCATCAGGTATTAGTTTCTTTAAGTATTCGCCTTCCTCATTTTGCTTAATCCATATGATGAAGTTTTCATCGCTATTATTCACCAACGAAATAGCATCTTCCATTCTTTCAATCTTAGTTAACCTCAACTCTTGATTAAAGTTAGTAGCCGAAATAATAGCATCATTAAATAGCTGACCGTTATCGCGTTTAGGTGTTACTATTTTACGTTCCAAAATATTAAGAGTAGGTAAATTATAACCTTCCATCGTAAATCCTATATCCTGTGGCTTATTTAACATTATCGCCCACGTTCCAATGAATTGATAGAATGTTTTAACCGCATGACCTTTAAGCCTCCATTTTGCAGTTTCTCCGCCATCATGTACAAAGTACATTGCAAGCATTTCATTTCTACCCATAACATCTAAGAACTCGCTATGGTTTCCAAGTTCCATTGGGTCATTTGGTGAAGGTGTTGCAGTACAAGCTAATTTGTAAGGTGTGTTTTTAAACTTATCGATAATATTCTTTTTTGTTTCACCTTCAAAGTTTTTAAGGATAGAACTTTCATCTAAAACAATACCCGAAAAAATAGAGCAATCAATATTATCTAATTGCTCATAGTTTTGTATTACTATGTTTGTGGTATCAATTCCAAATCGTTTTGCCTCGTTTAGTGTTTGACCTTTAACCGCTAAAGGTGCAAGTATTAATACTGGCTTATTAGTGTGCTTTGCCACATTCTCTGCAAATGTTAATTGCATCAATGTTTTACCCAAACCACAATCAGCAAATATAGCATACTTACCAGCTTTTAAAGCGCGCTTAACTATGAATCTTTGAAACGGGAATAAGTGATTGTTTAAATCATTGTCATCTACTTCAAAGCCACTTTCGATGTGCTTCTTTTGTTTCTTTTCTAAGAATTCTAAATAATCCATTTGTTTGTTTTTTATTGTTTATAAAATGCCTCTGCATGAATCTCGCACACACCTTTAACCTCCGATTGTATCCATTACTCATCGGCTAATGTTCTGTAATTAAACTAAGAGGGAAAGAACGTCGTTTGTTTGATTTTAAATTTTTGTAAAATATTCAAGTTGTTGTTTAAAGTATTCATTTGCTAACCTAATCTTCTCCAGCATCTCGTTTACGTCTGCTTGATCAACTTTAAACTTCTTGGTGAATAATCCGAAGTCGTTGGGTATTCTCGGGTCAAACCAAGCCAACACCGCAACATCGCACTCACGCAAATAAGCATCTGAAAGAACTTGCCAAAACCGCATTGGTGAATTGGCTTTTAAATCTTCACTATCGCGAATCTCTTTAAGGTGGTTTACGGTGTTTAAACATTTCACCTCCAGCGCCCCGTTTAACTCTCTTATCCACCCATCACCACTACCACCGTAGTTCAATGAATCAATTTTGATAAAGCTTGTTTCTTCGATAGTCCACCCGTTCAATCTCGCTAAGTGCTTTTTCGCCAGCGGTTCGTTATCAATTCCCCATTGCATCGCCTGAGTAGTAAACACCTCTTCACGAATACCCGTTAAACTTTCGGCAACCTTTTCCATTATGTACGTCTTAGCGCCGTCGCTTAACACTTCACCTTTCAATTTAGGCTTGGTCATTAGTCTGTAAATTTCCGATGAGGTGAAAACACCCAAACGGGCAGCGTGCCACTCAGGGCTACGCTGTTCCGCTTCTACTATTATTCTGCTGTGTTCCATTTTGTTGTTGGTTTAGATTGAATTGCTGTAATATCATATACTTCCTCTTGAGTCATTATACCCATTGACACCTCAGGCGCGAATTGACGCGTGAAGAATGCAGCTGCCCGGTAGCGCATCATTAATTGTGGCATTGTTTTCCATTTGCTACCAGCCTTTTCAACCCATTTCTCAGCGTGTGCCATTTCCATCGTTACCCAAACACCTTCTACTTTGTCGCCTGTTGCTAAGTCAATCGCTACACCTCTGCATCTACCACCGTTGTTTTCATCTTCTTCAAATCTTAACGGTGAAAATTTACGGCTCGCGTTTAAAGTTGCGATTAAGAATTGAGAACTCCACGAAGGTTTGCCATGCACGATGTACAAGTTCTGCATAACCATTAACTCACTCGCACCTATTCTCTTTGCTACATCGATAGCGATAAGGCAGTTGCTAATGTTATTCTTATATTGCACTGGCACCAAGTCGCTAACACTTAAAGCCTTTGCTACTCTCATCGCGTGCTCAAACCCTTCTTTGTTACCGAATGTACTTAGTTCACCGCCTTGTTGAGGTGCTGGATGCAATGTTATATTGCTTTCTGTTTGCTCACCTACTTGGTGCGCCTCGCCTTCATTCACCAATTCAATGATCGGCTCAATGTTGACATCT